ACAGGTGCTGTGGATGCCATAGATTACTCAATGACGTTTATGGGAGACCTAGCATGACCAAAGCAGCAGAATTAGCAAAGATGGGTGAAGTCCTAACCAATAGTCAGATTGGTGGGCGAAGGAATATGATTATCAATGGTGCAATGCAAGTGGCTCAGAGAGGTACGAGTTCTACTGGGTTAGGTGCTGCTTCTGGATATTTTACATTAGATAGATTTAACATGGTAGAAAATGATGCATCAGCAGGAAGATTTACAATGACACAATCTACTATTACTGACCTTAGTGGATTTGCAAATGGTTTAAAAATTGACTGCACAACAGCAGATACATCTATTGCAGCAGGAGAAGCATTGTTCATTCAACAAAGATTAGAGGGGCAAGATGTTCAAAGTTTAGCAGCAACAAGCACCACAACAAATGCTTTTACTGTATCCTTTTATGCTAGGTCAAACGCATCCAGAGCTATAGCATTAGAGGTTAGATTTGCAAATGGTACAAATAGACAGGCATCAACATTACACACCATTGGAACAAGTTTTCAAAGAGTTACAATGACAGTTCCTGCTGCTAGTTCTACACAGATAGATAATGATAATTCAGCAGAGATGGATATTAATATTTGGCTTCATGGTGGGAGTACCTTTACTAGTGGCACAATTACTGGTTCTTCTTTAGGTGCAGCTACAAATGCAAATAGAGCAGTAGGTATTGGAAGTATTTTTGCAAGTACCGATAATACTTTTGAAATGACAGGACTACAAGTTGAAGTAGGCTCACAAGCCACACCATTTGAGCATAGGTCATTTGGGGAAGAGCTTAGATTATGTAAAAGATATTTTGAGACTTTACCATCTGGTGGGAAAGTTTTTTTTGGTTTAAATTCTAATAGTAGTTTTAGTGCGTATTCTAATGCTAATGTTATATTTAAAGTGGAAAAAAGAGCGAACCCAACAATAACAGCAACTACAAGTGGAAATAGTGGTAATGCAATTAATAGTTATTCAACTGTTGATATATCCACTTGGGGGTTTATTGGAAGTGGTAATGCTCAAGCTAACGATGCTTTTTTCCTTAATGCTTTTACAGCAGATTCGGAGTTATAATTAATGAAGGAAATAATAATTACAAACGCAAAATATATTAATGATTTAAATAGTAATAAATCTTGTATAAAAACTATATTAAATAATGTTGAAATGTTTGTACCATTAGACCCTGACAACAGACACTACCAAGCAATCCGAGAATGGGTAGCTGAAGGCAACAAGATAGAGGAAGCTGATTAATGTTGGGTCACGCTGCTATTGCTGAAACTGCACTTGCTGATGTAGGTGGCGTATTACAAGTAGCAACAGCAGAGATGAACGCCCTTGCCTCAAGCTCTAGCATAGGATCTGGAACACTTGTAGGTGTTTCATCTTTAAGTGGCAACTTCACACAAACAGCAGCAGGTATATTTATCACTGGTAGTGTGAACGCAGAAGTTAGTTCTAGTTTTACACAAACCACAGAAGACATTAAGATAGTAAACTTTACTGATGTAACCATGAGTAGCGTGTTTACACAGACAGCAGATGGTATTGCTATACTTGCAGGTATATCTTCTCAAGATTTGAATTTTACAAAAACATCATCTGGAGATATACTGTTTGTAGATGTCGTAACAGATGCCACAACAGAAACATATACAGAAATAACACCGAGTGGCACAGAGACATGGACAGAGATTACGCCTAGTGGCACAGAGACATATACAGAAATAGTGAGGTAAGCATGGCAAGTACATATACATCAAACATAGGGATTGAAAAAATAGGTGCAGGTGAACAAGCTGGTACATGGGGTACAACCACCAACAACAACCTAGATATAATAGACAGAGCCATTAATGGTGTAGGAGCTATAACCTTATCTGGTACAACACATACCTTAACAACTAGCGATGGTACATTATCAGATGGTGGTTTTAAAGTTCTTGTTTTAGGTGGGTCTCCATCTGGCACAAACACAATAACCATATCTCCTAACGATCAAGATAAAGTTTATTTTGTTCATAACCTTTCAGGTCAAACAGCCACATTTACACAAGGATCTGGAGCGAGTGTAAGTGTGCCAGATCAAGCTAAAGGATTAATATATGCAGATGGTGCTGGATCTGGTGCAGCCGTTGTAGACTTGCTAAATAGTCTTTCTTTCGGAGGAACTAGATTAGTAGCCACAGCAGCAGAACTAAATCTTATGGATGGTGGCACAACTGCTGGAACGACAGCAGTTGCAGCAGGTGATGGTATTGTAACAAATGATGGTGGCACAATGAGACAAACCACTGCTGCTACATTTTCTACATATTTTAATGCTAATCTTGTAACAGTGCCAAGTGCTATAACGTCTTCATCAGCTACACTTACACCTTCATCAGCACAATCTATATATCAAAAGGTAGATACATCCAGCAACAATGTAGCTTTAACTTTGGCGATTGGTAGTTTGGCAATAGGTCAGTATATAATTGTGGATAAGACAAGTTCATCTAATACATTAACTTTAAGTTATCCATCTAACTCACAAGGCGTAAGTCTTGGTAGTTCTGTATCTTTTGCAATAGCAATAAATCAAAATGGAAGTATATTTACTTTTGTAGAGTCAATTAAATATTAGGTGATGTATGGCAATACCATTAATATCAAATGTAGGATTTACTGAGGTAGACTCAAGTGGTAGTTTAAATACTAAAGCTGGTGATAAGACTAAACTTCCAGTACAGTTTTTTAAACTTTCAGATAATATTAGTGGTAATTTAAGTTTAGATAATAACTCTGCACATAAAAAAATAATACTTGATACAAATGGTAATAACATAACAAACTCATCTGGTTCACCTTTAACAACAAACTCTAGCACAACACTAGAATTAAAAGGCAGCGGTAATGTGCAGTCTACACTAAAAACATTTACATCTAGTGGAAGCAGTGATACTACAATTAGCGAAGCCGATAACTCTACAGTCGTTGTTCAGACAGATACACATACCTTTGATACTGCATTAATTGATGATAATAGAAGTGCTGGTTCTGGTACTTCTTTTACAGATTCTCCTAGAACAGTAAAAAGACCACAAGATAGTAGTAATTCAACCCGAAGTGCTAACCCTACATACTATAACACAAGTTCTGCTACTGCTTTTGGAGGTAAGGGACTTACAAATATAAATAGATCTGATTTTGCCATGTCTTTTACACACGCTTTTTTAGAGGATGGCACACCTATAAGTGGTGCTATCGTAGGTCCTAGTGGTCCAAGTACCTTTGATGGCGTTTCAGCCAGTCAACCAAACACAAACACAACACATACTGTTGGAAGCGATACTTACAGATATATGCAGTGGAATAGTGCTTTGATTGGTGTTAATAATGGTAATTCTGGAACAATGGGCATCGCCATGTATATTGATGTAAATACTGGAAAAGCTGTAGTTGAAATCATACTTGGAGCAGGGGGTCGTGGAGCATTTAACCAAATCAAAAACGTAGATGTTGTAGGTCCAACAGCAGGTAGACGATTTATATTTACTAACAATTTAGCAATATCTTGTGTGTTATCTGGTGGTAATCCTTTTAGTGCAACAGTTTCTGCTGGTGCTACGAATACTGAAAATAGAGATTCAACGGATAGTTCTTTTAGTTTAACTGGTACAATATCTGGTAGTGATGGTAGTAGTAGACCTTTTGCTTTAAAGGACATCAATGATGGAAGTGGTAGCGTTAATGAAGATGCTTACACAGGAACCAAATCGGTGAGTGCGTTCTAATGCCTATGACAGCTTTAAAATTTAAACCTGGTATTGTGTCTGACATTACATCTTATAGTAATGAGGGTGGTTTTGTTGATGGTGACAAAGTAAGGTTTAGGTTTGGTTTTCCAGAAAAATTTGGTGGCTGGGAAAAATATAGTCCTAATCAATATTTAGGTAGTGCTAGAAGACTACATAACTGGGTAGCTCTCGATGGTTCTGATTTCATGGGTATTGGAACACATCTTAAATATTACATAGAAGAAGGTCAGACATTTAATGACATTACACCCATAAGAAGCACTACAGGTGCAGGTGATATAACTTTTGCCGCTACAAATGGATCAACAACTATAACTGTTACAGATCCAGCACATGGTGCTAATGAGAAAGACTTTGTAACATTTTCTGGTGCGGCAACTTTAGGTGGCACGATCACAGCTACAATACTTAATGCAGAGTTTCAGATTGTATCCATCATAAGTTCTAATGCTTACACAATTACATCAAGTGTAGCAGCTAACTCATCTGATACTGGTAATGGTGGTAGTAGTGTTGTAGGTGCATATCAAATAAATGTCGGATTAGATGTAACAGTTGGTGGAACTGGTTGGGGTGCTGGTCAGTGGAGTGGTACGACATCTGGTGCTTTGGCAACACAACTAGCAGAAGCGTTAGATGCAAGTGAAACTGCAATAGATGTGGACAGTGCAACAGGAATCACGGCTGGTGATTTGATATTAATAGAAGAAGAATTGATTACAGTTGGCACAATAAGTTCTAATACATTAGGAACTGGTGGAGGTCCATCAACTAGAGGTGCAAGTGGCACGGATGCAGCAACACATGCAGACAACACTCTTGTTAGACTAGCGACTGGAAATGCAGATTCTGCTAATGATTTTGTTGGTTGGGGTAATGCAGCTAGTGTTACTGTTCCTGGTGCACAAATAAGATTATGGTCACATGATAATTTTGGTGAAGATATAATTATAAACGCAAGAGATGGTGGTATATTTTATTGGGATAAAACAAATGGTTTGGGTAACAGAGCAATAGAACTTAGTGCAACAAGCACATACTCTGGAGAAACAAGTGTCCCTACAATTGCCAAACAAGTTCTTGTATCAGACCAAGACCGACATGTAATTGTATTTGGCTGTGATGGATTAGGTGCAAACTCGTCTGCTACACAAGGCAATGGAGTGCAAGATCCATTATTAATACGTTTTTCCTCACAAGAAAATCCAGTGGATTTCTTTCCGACTGCTACAAATACTGCAGGTGATTTAAGATTAGGTGGTGGATCTACCTTCGTACAAGCTGTTGAAACAAAACAACAGATATTAGTCTTCACTAACAAAACACTACACGCCATGAAGTTTATAGGTCCACCATTTACTTTTGGTCTGCAAGAACTGTCAAAGAACATAACTATCATGAGTCCCTTTTCTGCAATAGCTGTTGAGGATGCAGTGTTCTGGATGGGCGTGGATACTTTCTACGTTTATTCTGGTGGTCAAACAATACAATTACCATGCACTGTTAAAGATAAAGTATTTCTAGATTTTAACTTTGAAGAGCGTGATAAAGTACATGTAGGACTCAATTCTGAGTTTAGTGAGATATTGTGGTTTTACCCATCGTCTGCAGGTACACAAATAGATAAATATGTTGCATATAATTATTTAGAAAAAGTTTGGTATTACGGAACATTAGCAAGAGATGCATGGCTAGATAGAGGTATTAGGAATCTACCACAAGCTACTGGCAACCAATATCTCTATAACCATGAAGTAGGGTTTGATGATGATGGATCTGCTATGACATCGTTTATTGAATCATCGGCCATTGATATTGGAGATGGTGATAAATTTTTATCTATCAAACAAGTCATACCAGATATTACGTTTAACGGATCTACAAGTGTTAATCCAGATGTATCATTTACTATGAAATCAAGAAATAATCCTGGTGCCAATTTTAACGAGTCAACATCTAATACAACACAAAGGTCTGCAACTAGTCCAGTAGAGCAGTTTACAGAAAAGTTAAATTATCGTTTACGAGGTAGATCTTTTGCTTTAAGAATAGATTCCACATCACTGGGAACAAAATATAAACTAGGCACACCTAGAGTTGATATACGAGAGGATGGTAGACGCTAATGCTTATAACCAGTATTCCTCAGTATATTCAAGGTGTTACAAACGCAAAGTTAGATCTAACCACAACCAATCTTACAACTTTGTTTACAGTTCCTAGTGATGCCGATTTCAATGCAGCAATAGTAAATTCTATTTTAGTAGCAGAAGATAGCGGTAACGCTGATACAATTACAGTACAACTTGTTAGTGGTAGTGATACATTTGTTTTGTTTAATGTCAAAGCAGTAGGAGCTAATACTACAATTGAATTGTTAACAAAAGATTTAATATTGCAAAGTGGTGAAGTATTGAAGGTTCAAGCTGCGACAGCAGATAGACTGCATGTCGTTGCAAGTATTCAAGAGTTATCGAAAACAAGGGTGACAACGAGTGCGATATCTCGAATATAAATAGACGATTATTATTTTTTTTGATAGAGTTGTGACATGATGGAATCTGGTATAAGTAGTTTATTAAATTTTAACGATCCAAATACTGGTATAGGTTATAGTTCTATTGAAGAACTAGAAGATGCAATCATGGCCAAAAAAAACCCGCCAACTAATAGTGGCGGTATTCGTGCACTAATGGAAGGTGGATCTCCAGAGTTTGGTGGTATACTAAAGGGTCCTGGAACTGGGACCTCGGACAGTATACCAGGGATGATATATCAAGATGGTAAACCAGTGCAACGTGCAGCCTTATCTAATAACGAGTTTGTATTTACAGAAAAGGCTGTAAAGGGTGCAGGTAATGGAAACATAGACAAAGGCATAGCAACTATGTATGATTTAATGGACAAGTTTGAGGGAATGGCATAATGGCAGTTTCAACAGTTGAACAAAAAACAGTCTTACCAGATTATCAAAGAGATTTCTTAGAAAAACTTCTTACAGATGTTAGAGATACTGCAACGCAACCCGTTGAGTTTCCAGAAATACAAGTAGCAGGACTAACCCCTATACAAAAAGATGCTATTGAACGTGGGGTAGCAGGTATTGGTGCATTTCAACCAATGCTACAAAGTGGTGCAGATGTTGTTGGTATGGGTGTATCTGCTTTACAACCAGGATCTCAACAAGCTTTTATGAATCCATTTATAGAAAATGTAATTGATCAAAACCTTGCAGATATCACAAGGCAAGGTGACATTGCAAGACAACAAATTGGTAGTCGAGCAGTGCAACAAGGTGCGTTTGGTGGTTCAAGACAAGCAGTAGCTGAACAAGAATTACAAAGAAACTTAGCTGATACATTTGCAAGACAATCTGCTGGTCTTCGTGCACAAGCATTTGAATCTGCACAAGACAGAGCACAAAAAGCATCAGAATTGTTTACCAAGGCTGGTATTGCAACTGCTGGTTTAGGCGAAGCGCAACAAGCAGCAAACTTAAGAGATATACAATTGTTGTCCTCATTAGGCGGACAAGAGCAAGCACAACAACAAAGTGAATTAGATGCTCTACGAGCCACATCTACACAAAGACAGTTTGAGCCATATCAAAGATTATCTTTTATGTCAGATATATTTAGAGGTGTGCCATCTACTGCAACCACATTATCTACAACCACGACCCCCGATCCAAGTAGAATATCTCAAGTTGGTGGATTACTAGGTGGTGTAGCTAGTCTTGCAGGAGCCTTTGGTGGCGGAGGCGGTGGCCTTGGTGGATTACTAGGTGGGTTATTCGGCAAATGAGTTTTATGAATCGTAAAATGTTTAACCGCAACGCCCGTAACAAATTAAACGCCATGGGTGGTGTAGCTAGTTTTCAACTAGGTGGCAGTCCACTAATGGCAACAAACCCTTTGACTAAATCAAGAGGATCTAGAGGTATTCCAACATCTGGAATTGGTGCAGTACAAGATATTAATCCAG